GACGTGACGCTGGGCAGCCGGATCATGATCGAGGTGCCAGAGACGCCTGAGCTGCAGGTGGTGGACATCCTTGGCCATACGGCGGATGATCCGTATCTGATCCAGCCGGGTGAGTTCTTCCTGGCTGAGACGCGCGAGATCTTCAACCTGCCGAATCACGTCGGCGCTCAATTCGTGCTCAAATCAAGCCGCGCACGCGAGGGCTGGGATCATGCTGAGGCCGGCTGGTGCGATCCAGGATGGTATGGCAGCAGACTCACGATGGAGATCTGCAATCAGCGCCGCCTGCACCCTCTCGGCATCTGGCCTGGCATGAAGTTCGGTCAGATGAAATTCATCCTCGTGAGTGGCACTGTGGAGCGCAGCTACGCGGAATCTGGAAGATATAACGCAGACCTTGGCGTCACTGCATCCAAGGGCTAGCGTTCAATCGGAGAGCTGAGGTCAGGGCGTCGGTTTTATGTAACCGACGCCTTTTTCATGGGGTGCGCCAACGGTGCCATGCGCATCCGGTGGAGCACTGCGGGCGCCTCCGCAGGATCGTCAAGCGGCACCATTGTGTAATCGTCGCAGCCATGGCGCTCGGCCCAGTATTGGGCGCCTTGGTGCGTATCAAACGGCCCGACGTGCCAGGGGCCGATGCGGAGGATGTAGGTCATGCGCGGGACGCTAGCGCGATTATTGCGTTGCAATCCCAGAGCAATCCTGTAATCCCATGAGACTCAGTTGCGATCGCTACCGTTAGCCAAGCGGCGGCTAGCCCATGCGGGCGTTCTACCTAGAGATCTCCGCCAAGCTGATCATCCGATCCGATTCTGATCCTGACGATCTGCCAGCGGACATCTACTCGCAACTCAGCGAGTGGATCCCAAACGATGAGGACATCATCGAGATCGAGGTGAACGCTGTACCCCTGCCGCCGGATCTCAGTGGATCGACACCACATTGAAGAGACGCGCCTGATCACACGGCGCTCGGCACGCGATCAGATCCTCTTGGCATGGAACTATCGTTGCGCCTACTGCGGCGATCAGCTGGGCCGCTCACCAACGCTCGATCATGTCATCCCCAAGGCGCATGGCGGTCTTACGGTGCGCAGCAACATGGTTGCCTGTTGCTGGGCGTGCAACTCAAGCAAGGGCCATAAGCCATGGGTTGACTGGTATCGCGCTCAGCCGTTCTGGACAGCGTTGGGCGAATCGGCCATAGCGCGATGGCTAGGGCAGGATGCGACTGCAGACCCATAGGGCGATCAGACACGTCGCCCAATACTCAACGACCAGGATCAGCACATCGCGCAGCATCAGCGGGCCAGCAGGTGATCGAGGTACAGCTCGGCCTGCCACAGATCGCTGGAATACCGGCAGACACTACCGACACAGCTGCGGTAGTAAACCTCACCCTGCACTGGCATCAGGGTTTCGATGTAGCCGCCATCTCGATCAGTGCGGCTGATGACTTCCGTGCCGAACATACAGCTCACACCTGGCCGCATAACGGCCACCGCTTCTCTTTGATTCTGGCAACTCAAATGCGCAGCGCTGCCTGCCCATATCCCACTGCTGACAATCCCAGCACATCAGCGGCTCATCCGCAGGCCGTAGCTTGCGTCTGGCCGCTTGATAGAACTGTTGCGCCTTAAGCAGTGCAGCCTGCAAGTGAATGGCGCCGGTATCCATCTCGATCTGATGTTCGGGCTTCGGGCCAAGAATTACCCGGGCGTGCCAGGTGCGGTCAGATCGACTGCACAGCAGCAACAATCGGCCGCCGTGCAAACTGATCATTCAACCTCGCCTGCCGCTGGCTGGTGATAGATCCGCTCGAGCAGCATTGAAGCCGGCTCGCTCGGCGTATCAGTCACGTAGGCGGCAACCGGATCAGTGCCGTCTGATGCAACGTAAATGCAGGAGTAGCCGTAGGGCTTCACCACCACCAGCCCGGTATTGCGGCTGCGCGTGAGGATGCGCAGCGCAATGCGCTCGAGGATGTTCAGACCTGGCAGCTGTTGCATCATCCCTCCAGTTTGCCGAGCAGGCGGTTCAAATACCACCGGGCCTTGGCAGCGTTCACCGCTGGATCACCCTTGTCCCACATCCTCAGGATGTAGCGCAGGACATGCCCTTGGCAGTTGCCGAGCACCGGATTGGGCGCGCGGGCGATGGCAGCCTCGATCACGTCGATCGCTTCTGCCGGTCCGTGTTTGTAGTGGTCGGGGTTGATCTGGTCAGTCATTGAGTAGACCTCCATCAACGAGAGCATCACACCATTCCTTGAACGGTGCTTCAATCTGAGCCATGGCTTTGTTGTCAATGGTTTCAGGCTTGCGGATTATGCTGATTGCCAAGCCCAAAGCATCGCCAAGGCGATTCTCCAGCGTGTCCAGTGGCACAAACTTGTAGTCAGTCATTGATTTGCCTCCTGCTCCAGCCAGCGAGCGGCTGTATAGCCGACTTCGTTCTCACGCATCCACATTGCCACCTCGCGAATCGCGGCGCGAGCTTCAGGTGACCAGTTGACGGCTTCTTCATCTGTTTCCGAGCCATACTCAATCCCGCTAATGACGAGTGCCACGCGCTTCACCAGTGACCTACCACTTTGAGAAGAATTAGGGGTGGGGCTGGAGTTGGGCCGCAGCAATGCGTTTAACTGATCTTGTTGTTTTGAAGTGAGTTTTAACGGTTTACTAATTTGGTAAACCTTTGATGCTTCACGTTCGGCGGCTTCCAGTGATTCGATCCGACTGGCCAATTTCAAGATGTTGTCGCTGGTTTCGACAATGTGCTTGTGAGCCGCAGCTTCTAGTGTCTCGACCCTGGCGCGGAGTTCAAGGATGCAAGCATCACTGGCTCCTACAACGGAACTTTTAACCCAGTCTTCACACTGTGCCCACTGCTCGGGGGTTGCTTTGTAGTCAGTCATCGAGTTGCTCCAATGCGCGGCGGATGGTGTCACTGCGACCGTTGGCATAAAGGCACCCGCTGGATTCAGCTTCACGCAACGCCTCAAGCGCCTGCTCCTTCAAGCTCGGCGGTTTGGGGCGTCGGGCGGCGCGGAGCCTGTCAGCGGTCTCAATGTCCGTCCAGTCCCGAATGAACCACTCACAACACGCCTCCAGCTCCTGATCAGCGCCAGCTTGGAAGGCTTCGTACAGCACCAGATCGACATTTTGTTCTTCATCGATGATCAATTCCTCCCACTTTTTAAGGAGGTGATCGGGTGGGTAGATGTTGTTAGTCATGAGGAAGAGAAGTGTGTAGATCTTCTGGGTCAGATGATCATCTTGGTGCTGAGTGCTGGATCTTCTTCGTCGTGGCACTCAGGTCCGAAGCCGGTGGCTAGCAATTCTTGTGAAAGGCTGGCTTCATCACCTTGAACAACAGGCGCGCTTGTTAAAGGCTCCGTTGCGTGTGGCTGCTGCTCAAAACTGTTCAGCCATTCGCGGAAGCGGTCGCCGGTGGGTGTCTTGATCGGCCACGCCACAAACTTCAATAACAGCTTGCGCTCCCGGAAGGCCATGCTCACGTTCGGCTTCCAAGCGATGAACAGCGCACCATTCCACCGATCCCACTGGCGCACGACCAGCAGGCCGGGCGCCGTGAACGTATCGGCCTTCATCCCCATTTATCTCCCAGCAGCTCCTGACGGCAGACCTGGATCGCGCGCTGGGCGTTCTTCTCCGTCATCACCGACTCTGCCTCATCCATCGCGCAGCACACGCGAGCGAACAGATCGGGATAGCTGCTGTCGCGGAAGTTAGCAGCCAGATCAAGGGCAAACTCCTGCCACAGGCCGGTGTAGGTGCAGCAGGTGCGGCCGCTGCGTTGGTAGAGCGCCTCCATCATGTCGGCGCGCATCTGGTCGAGCTTGACTGCTTCGCTCATGGTTCGAGTTGTTGGCGAATGTGGAGCAGCTCAGCGCAGAGCTGCTGAGTGCGGGGTATGGCACGAAGCTGCTGGATTCTGAAATCGATCAGATGCTGCAGGCGCTCGCGCTCATCCTGCCGCCCTTGCTGGTATGCGCCGGAGTCTGTGATCAACTGATTGATGCGGTCGCGGATGGTGCTCACGCCACCTCCACTGCAGCGGCATCTGGCCAGCGGTTGCGGGCATAGCGCTCAGCAGCGCGTTTGGATTCGGCGCGGGTGTACCACGTGACTGGCCGTGCGCCTTTGGGGTAGACGATGACGGTGTAATCACGCACGCGAGCATTGTGGCGCGGGCGGCTGACACCTTCGCCATAGTTGCCGACCTGCTCAGGATCGGTGCGCCATTGGAAGGCAGCGACTTCCTTACCCATGGATGATGCTTTCGGTGACGGTTTCGACGTTGATCCACTCGAGCTCTGACCACCACGGCAGCCAGTGATCTGCCGCGATCAGTTTTGCTTCGGTCAGGCTATGGGCCGTAACGCACTCGTACACGTTGGCGCTCTCGATGCGAAAGTAGTAGCGGCGGGGTTTAGTCATTTCCGCACCACCTGCTGCGTGCCGGAATGGGTGGAACTGTGATGTGCGCCGGATTCGATGCCGATCATCGCGAACACGGCCGCGGCGATCAGCAGGCAGATGGCGTTGTTAATGCGGTTGATCATGAGGCAAGCGCCCGACGGACGCGATAGCGGGATAGGTTGAGACGGGCTGCGATCTGCTGCTGGCTGAGGCCAGCGCGGCGCAGGATGCTGATGCGGCGATCGTCAGAAGCTGTGATCCAGTCGATTACCGCCACTACGAACAGCAGCGGTAGGAGCAGCTTCCAGATCACCAAAAGAGTGGTGGTGATCATGGGTTGGTTGCGATGCCCTTGCGGGCGTGCCGTTAGTATGCCCCGTCGACGGTTCACCCTGCTAGCAGCCTGTGACAGTTCTTCACACTGCCTGACTGCCGACCGCGAGGTCCACCGGCACGCGCAGCACCGGCACGCTCTTATTGGTATCCGGCGTGCGCTGCCAGCCGATCACGGCCACGTGTACCGGCAGTTCCACCGTGTACCAAACATGCCTGCACTGCACGCACCTCCGTTGACGCGTCACTTTGTCGGCTTCCTTCCCATTGGTGCTGATCGCCCTTATCTCACTGCTACCGCAACGCGGGCACTCCATAGGTAACCTGAACCTGTACCCCGTCACTATGGCACAATGAACTTCGGGGAGTGGATGGTGGTAGAGCTCACCACCGAGCAGCAATTTCAGATCGAAAAACAAGCCCGCACCCTCATTGCAAGCGAGGATGCAGGCTTCATGGCAGCAGCATTGCTCAAGCAAGCCTGCTATCAGCAGCAGCTGCTGCAGCAGGCCGTTAACGAGATCGCTCGCCTTGAGTGCGAGCTGATGGGCTGGCCTAGAAAAGATCCGCCTCAGTGAACTCGCTCACCACGCCATCGGTGGCGGCTGCCAGATTCTGAGCCGCGGCGGTCACCTGAGCAGCAGATGCAGGCGGCACCCAATCACGAGGCGGCTGGGCAACAGCACTGACATACGCCAGCCCCTTCTGGCTGGTCTTCTTCCAGCCGCTGATCGGCACCTGCACCGAGCCGTACTGATCCGGCGTCTGGCTCATCACAAACGCGCAGAAGGCATCGAGCTCTTCGACCTTCACGTTCATCATTCCGCTGAAATCCACCTTTGAGTCGGGCTTGGTGCTCTTGAAGATGCTCAGATTCAGTTTGAAGCTCATGATTGTCCGGGGGTAATGGTGTTGGCCTGTTCGTAGCGCTCCACCTCGGCCAAGGGGTAGAGCACGAAACCGGGCGTGCGGAAATAAGCAGGGCCCTTGCCGGCATCACGCCAGCGCTTCAACGTGTCGCGGTGCAAGCCCCATCGCTGCGCAAGCTGGGGTGCGGTCAGATACTCAGA